ATTCTTTGACAAAAAGTTTGAAGAACTTAAGGCTAAAGTTAAAAGTGGCCTAGGCGGAGATGACAGCAAAGTAGTTCAATATATCAATGCACTTGGCCAAGCCGCAAAAGACAATCCTGGAACAACAGCGGCCATCATTGGTCTACTAACAGTTGTTGCAGGTTTAGCAACCGGCCCCGGTGGCGCAACATTGGTTGCATATACATTAAGAGCAGGTGTTGACCTAGTTAAAGGTGAAAAGCTTTCTACAGCAGTTGGACACGGTCTCAAAACAGCCGCAATTACCTGGCTTACTGGTAAAGCATTTGAGTTGGTCAAGAATGCAGTTATTGCAGTTGCAGATAACCTAGCAGACTTAATTGGCATTACAACAAATATTACACCTATTAATGATGTTGTTGGCAATGTCAATATGAATGTAAATGTTAATGGACAAAATTACATTGACGTTTCAAATGTGCCTATGCTAAAGGCAGACTATACGCAGTTAGATGGCTTAAAGCAAGCTTTCTATGATGCAATGCCACCCGGTGGCAACGGCGCCGACGCGGCATCTGCATTACAAGCATTTAATGCCAAGCTAGCAGAGTTAACAACAGCAGAGTATGCACAAAAAGTTGCCGAAGCGGCAGCTGGTGTTGATGCATCTACATTAGCATTTACTGGATACGATGCAATTAGAGATGGTATGAACCAAGTTGGTGATGCTATTGTTGCAGTTGCCCAAGGTACTGCCGCTGGCATCAGTGCTATGCCAGGTAAAGACGGAGAAGAAAAACCTGCTGAAGAACCAAAAGGTACTACACTAGATACAGATGCAGGTAAAGAAGAAAGCGGCCCAGGTAATCGTAAGGTTGGTGATATTGTACAATTTGGCGCTAAAGGTGATCCAAGCAATGCTCGTTGGACTGGCGAAGAAGGTAGAGAATGGGAAATCCTTGGCGGTGCCTTGTTTGACAAATATATTGATGATCCAAGCAAAGACAGGATGAATAACATCCAACGAGATACATCTAGTAAGGTTCACCGACTATTCATCGACAAAGATAGTGCTAAAAAACTGTTCACACTAGAAAGCAGAAAAATTGCTCGCGGACAACAACGTTCTATTTTTGAAGCAGTTCAATACATTTATGAAGAGCCTAGCTTACTTGCTAAAATTCAACAAGGCGCAACCAATGTATTAAACAAACTAGCAGTCAAGGGCGGAAATTTAACTAATAAAATTACAGCAGATAAGCTACAACAAGCTTGGGTGAAAGCTGGCAAGCCAATGGACAGCGACGATATTATGGACTTCTTGGTTAAACAAGGTGTTGATAAAAATGTTGCCGCTTCAACGTTTGATAGTTTGAGTATTCCTAGAGCACAACCAGCGCCTAAACCAGCACCTGCCGATACACCTGCACCTGCCGATACACCTGCACCAGCACCAGCTGATGCACCTACACCTGCACCAGCACCTGCTGAAACTCCAGCACCAGCTGATGCACCTACACCTGCTGAAACTCCAGCACCGGCTGCATCAACTGCTAGCATCTTTAGCGACTTTAAGAGATTACGTGCCGCATGGCAAGCGTTCTCTGACTCGGGTGAAAATAAAATGCCAATGCAGGTTAAAGCATTGTTGGGTGATATGTTAAAGACAGTTTTCAATACAGTTGAAAGCCGTCGTATTTTAAACACCAAGCTAATCAAGCTAACAGAAGCTAAAGCACGTATTGATCACCCTGAAAATCAAGTGTTCATTGAAGGTGCCGATGGTGCTATGCGAGTATTAAACGCAATGAAGCATGCCGCGGCACAACCAGCAGTAAACACAGTTAAGTGGGACGGTACACCAGCAATCATATTTGGTCGCGATGAAGAAGGTTTCATTATGACCGACAAAGCAGGCTTTGGCGCAAAGAAATATGACGGAATGGCACGTAGTGCAAAAATGTTCCGAGATATGATTTACAATCGTAAAGCAGACGAGCCTGGACGTTTAGAATACTCTACACAGCTTGCTAGGTTATACCCGATGCTTGAAAAGCTAGTACCGGTCAAGTTTAGAGGTTTTATTCAAGCAGATATCATGTGGATGAGTAAACCCGAAGTCCATGATGGTAAAATTGAAATGAAGCCTAACAAAGTAAAGTACACTTTTGACCCAACAACTGAGTTAGGCAAAAAGATTAAGGCTAGTCAAGCAGGCATTGCTGTTCACAGCTATTTTACAGACAAAGCAGAAGAGGAGCCCAGAGCTATTGATCCTGCTGAAATCGACAAGCTAAAACCAAGTCCTGGTCTTGTTGTCCTTCGCCCTGACATGGAAGTTAGAAGTAAGCCGTTTGAAATGGCTCACAATGATATACAAACAATCGAAAAAGAAATTGAAAAGAGTCGTGCTTCAATTGATAGGCTATTAGATACATTCTCTATTAGTTCATTGAAGATTTCTAATTTGCCTGATATCTTTAACAACTATCTAAATTATAAGGCTGGATTAGGCGAATCTAATCCTAACACCAAAGAATTTTTGGATTGGTTAAAGGATGCCGGAAGAAGCAAACTGACTCCAAACAAAATACAAAACGTATTAGATCATATTGGTAAAAATAAATCAGGTTTCTTGGCAGTATTTAAAATTGCCAACATGTTAACTGAACTAAAGCATAGAATGAAAGATCAGCTAGACTCACATGCTAGCCAGAATGCATCTGTGTTGGCATCCATAGGTGAACATCCGGGTCATGAAGGCTTTGTGGCTGACACACCATATGGCAAAATTAAATTTGTAAATAGACCAGTGTTTATGAAGAAGGTATAATATGGAAGATTTTAGTTTCATCACAGAAAACTGCAACGAAAGCAAGATGTTTCGTAACAACTACCTATCTCAATTAACACTGAGAGATGCGGTAGATAGCGTGTTCTTAAATTTGCTTACTGTATACTTGTTAAGCAAAGAGTTTGAAACAAAGCCATTTGCTCAAGACTATGCAAAGCGTACAATGCAGTTTGGCAATTTTAACTTGCCTAGAGTAAGTGGCACTGACTTATATCAAGGCCTTCACATTATCTTAAATCCTGAAGGAGCTCTTGCCGCAAGGCTTAAAGCGCCAGAGCAAAACAAAGCATTGGCACAAGAGTTAAGAACAAACAAAAAAATGATCTTAGATTTTCTAAGAAACATTTCAACAGGCCACGCTGATGCCACTTCTGCCATTCGTATCATGTACAGATTAGAAGGGCAAATGGGAATTGACATTAGCAACTACAAAAGTTTGCGTAGATTAATCACAGACTGGGATAACTTGTCTACGCACCAACGTGAACTATGTGTAACACGTTTACTTCAATATTATAAAGTTCGAGGCAAACATAGTGAGCTATATCCAATATTAGATACACTTGCTTCTAAGAAAGGGTACTTGTTACACGGAGTTGATAATGCTGAACTTGCGGCTCTTGGTGCTGGTAGTGTTGCTGGCTCAAGGACCAGTAGTTCATTCCTTTCAAGTTTAGCTAAAGCGGCTGCTATGGGTGCCGCAGGATACGCCATCGGCAGAAACCTCTAATTATGTCAGATAAGAAATCATGGATGGTGCCCGGGGCACATTTAGGCGCCGACCCAGAATTCTTTACGGCCTGGACATTATTTGATATTAGCCCAGAGCGAGAAGAAAGCAGAGGAAATTTGGCTGAGCTGATGAGCATCATTGCCGCTCGAGGTCAGCCGTTGCTTGCAGGAATCGAATGTATAGATAAGCAAGACATTGGCAATAGTTTGTTTGGGGAAAATGTAACCGGAGAGCATAGAGTTTGGTGCTTTAAATGGATTGCTAGCAGTATCGGGCAAATGACAGAAGAAACATTAGCAAGCGAATCAAACGGAAGAAGATTAGCAACAGGGCTAAACGAAACTTACCCAACTGGTGGTAAAATTATCACAACGGGCCCAGACACAAACACGTTTTTCATTAGACATGATTCTTTCTAAATTGGCTAAATATATTGAATTTAAAAAACCGTAATCACAACTCACCCAGGCTCATTTTAGGTCCCTTAAACACACAACAAACTAGAGTTTGGTTGTGATTTTGCACATGGATTAACCCATTTTATGATTACGGAACAGACAAGTCTGGAGATGCATGTTGAGCTATGTGCTGAACGCTACGGACGCCTAGAAGAAAAGTTTAGAATGGTAGAAAATCGTTTAGACCAGCTACACGACGAATTTTCTAACTTTAAAACTGAAAACCAAAAGAATCTTAGTGAAATTAAGAATCTTTTGAGTAATGCTAAAGATGAAAAGTTCAAGATTATGGTCACTTCTACAGCTACCGTTGTTGTAGGCCTTTTAGCAATGCTAGGTTATGTAATAACTCACTTACCAAAATGAGTAGCTATATTACACTAATAAGACGCTAAATAGATCACGGAGAACATTATGAAATTTAATGACATCACAACAACAATAACCCCAGCACAAGCGGCCCGTTCTGCACTTCGCAAAGAAAGCATTGTAGTAGAAAACCTAGGTGGCAAACGCTTACGTGAAGAATTAGCTCGCGTTGCTCGTGAAATCGATACACTAGCAAGCAAGGGTGGAAAAGAATATACTCGTGCAGTATTGCACAAAGAAATTTATGAAGATTTAGCCAATGTTGGCGCTCACTTAGTTGAAGCTGACCTGGATGAAGATAACTTAGAACAAGCTGAAGTGGTTATTGCCGCTAAAGCTATGAACCACGATTTCCAAGGTTTCATTGAAGACGTAGCAGATATGCTAGGTAGTGATATGATTACATTGGTTGATCAAATTAAAGAACGTTTTGGTGATGCTGCCGGCGAGCAGTATGCACAAACTGTTAAAACTGCATTAGAAGGCGCTATTGATACTTTAACTCAAACTAAGGATTCATTGGATAGTGCTATCAGTGCATTAACTGGCGGCGGCGATGCAATGCTAGCACCGGCCCCAGTCCCTGGCGCTGAAGCAGGCGCTACCCCAGGTGCCGAAGCAGGTGGTGAAGCTCCTATTTTCCCAAGTAGCGCAGGTCCAGAAGCGGAACCTACTGGCAGGGAGATTAAGAGTGACGTTGCTTGAACTAGATAACTTTGATAAGAACTTTGCTAACGCTATCAAGATGTTGATCATTAAAGGTCAAAATGATGGCGTAGCAAAGATACCTATGAGTGATTTAGTTAACAACCTAACTCGAATGGGATTTAGTGCCGCTGGCCAAGTTGATGCTATTAGAGGTTTAATTGCAACTTTTAAAGCAAAGAACAATGACTTAATCTCTGACGTTAATAACAAAGAAATTACTCTAACAACAGTACCAACAGCTGATACCGAAGAAAAAGCAGAAGACAATAAAATTGCTGTAAGTAAAGATGCAACAGCACAAGCACGTAAGGATTTAGGAATATGAGTAGAATCATGCTAACTGCCAGCGAGGCCAGAGTTAAATCCTTACAAGACATTTTTGTAATAAGAGAAATCCGCGACCTAGAAGAAGAAATTCTTTTAGCCAGTGCTGACGGAGCAGTACAAGTAGTTGTTGTAACAACAAGCACCATGGCAAAGAACTCAGCCGACGTTGGCTATGCACTAGCCGCTGAATATTTTGATACCTGGACCGGTGCTCGTGAAGACCGTCAAAAGACCCTACAAATGAACAAAGTTATCCAATACTTCACAGACCTTGGATACACTATTGATCGCCAAACTAATCCAGCTACCCAGACCACTTTCCAGTGGGTCGTTGCCTGGTAATTCTAAATTTGACTTTTCAAATATTATCGTTTATACTAAACGACGATGATAAAATTTAATCCCAAATATAACTACCAACCTTTAAGTCGAATAGACGGAACAAGTCGTTTATACGAAACACCAGACGGGTCCCGAGTACCTAGTGTCACAACTATTCTAGACAAAACAAAGTCCGAAGAATCAAAACAAGCCCTTGCTAATTGGCGTAAAAGTGTAGGCGAAAAAAGAGCACAAGAAATTACAACCGAAGCCGCAAGTCGTGGAACTCGTATGCACAAGTGGCTTGAGAATTATGTGCTAACTGGAGATCCAGGCACACCTGGCTCTAACCCATACTCTATCCAGAGTCACAAAATGGCGCAGACCATTATTAATGAAGGTCTGGTTAACTGCAACGAAGCGTGGGGCACAGAAGTTCAACTTTACTGCCCAGGCCTGTATGCAGGTACAACTGACTTGGTTGGGGTTCACGGCGGCGAAGATGCTATCATGGACCATAAGCAAACTAACAAGCCAAAGAAACGTGAGTGGATTGATGATTACTTTATTCAAACTACAGCTTATGCATTAGCACACAATGAAGTCTGGGGCACAAAGATTAAGAAAGGTGTAATCTTTATGTGCTCTGCTGATAACATCTACCAAGAGTTTATCATTGAAGGATCCGAGTTCGACCGCTATCAAGATTTGTGGCTTCGTCGAGTAGAACAATATTACAAACTAGTATAAGTATTTCGTGGAAAATCGAAGTCTTGAACATTGGTTCCTTGATAAACAAGGAAAATTACTTGCCTGGAGAGAGTGGCGAGAAACATTAGCAGAAATAGGTGATGTAGCAACTGAGGTAGCACTTTGGTGGAAATTTGTGCCAATGGTGAATAAGTCAGTTGATCCTTGGAGAGAGGACACATGGCCTGACCCTTGGACTCTTATCAGCGCAGGACAATTTTGTCCTAACGCACAAGGCCTTGGTATGTTCTATAGTCTAGTATTGACTGGCAATGATTGCAAGTTGATAAGAGCACGTATAGACAATGAAATACGTTTGCTAACATTGCTAGCAGACCACCAGTTGCTTAATTATGTTGATGGAGAAGTCATTGACATGAAAAATGCGAACTTAGAAATTTTACAAATTTGGACCCCTAGCGACCTCGCTAGGCTGGTTAAAGTATAAACATATGGCGCACCGGTGCTTGGTAAGTAAATGTTCTAAGCAAGGACTGCCCCATGGTAATGGAACTTTTAATTAACAATATGAGCAAGAACGAAATTAATGTAACAAAAAGAAGTGGACACAAAGAGCCACTAGCGGTAGAAAAATGGCAAGCCCAGGTTAGTAAAGTGTGTCAAGGCATAGCTGATGTTAGTCAGTCTATGATTGAGATTAAGGCACAACCTCATTTTTATGATGGCATTAGCACAAGAGAAATTGATGAGATCACTCTACGTGCCATTGTTAATCTTATCGACGTAGAATCAAACCCAGAAGTAGGACATACAAATTATCAATACGTTGCAGGCAAGCAAAGACTTAGTATGCTTAGAAAAGACGTATATGGTGATTACACCCCGCCTCGCCTATTTGACATTGTTAAGCGTAATGTTGAAATTGGTTTGTATACTCCCGAATTACTTGTCTGGTATAGCGAAGCTGATTGGGATAAGATGGACGAAATTATCGATCACGAAAAAGACGAGCAATACGGTTATGCCGCCATCGAACAACTTATTGAAAAGTATCTAGTACGTAATCGTGCTACAAAAGAAATTTACGAAACACCGCAAGTTAGATACATGGTTGCCGCGGCCACTGTGTTCCATAAGGAAGAACCTAATACAGCTCGCTTGCGATATATCAAGGAATATTACAATGCGGCTTCTGATGGATTGTTTACTCTTGCTACTCCTGTCCTTGCTGGTCTCGGTACCCCTACTAAGCAATTCAGTTCGTGCGTACTCATTAGGAGTGATGATGACTTGGATTCTATTTTTGCTTCTGGCGAAATGATGGCCAAGTATGCCAGCAAACGTGCCGGTATTGGTTTAGAGATTGGACGACTACGTCCATTGGGTTCGCCTATTCGCGGCGGCGAAATTATGCACACGGGTATGATTCCATTTTTAAAGAAGTGGTTTGGCGATCTACGTTCGTGCTCACAAGGAGGTATTCGTAATGCAAGTGCTACAGTATTTTATCCCATTTGGCATCATCAGTTTGATGATCTTATTGTTCTTAAGAACAACCAAGGAACAGAAGAAACCCGAGTCCGTCATATGGATTATGGGGTTGTGCTTAGTAGTTTCTTCTGGAGACGATTCAAAAATAAACAAGACATAACTTTCTTCGATCCAAACGAAGTCCCAGACCTATATCAGGCTTTTTATTCAAATACAAAATTGTTTGAAGAGCTTTATGTAAAGTATGAAAAGCAAACAGGCTTACGTAAAAAGACAATGTCAGCAGAAGAAGTATTCAAGTCTGGCATTTTAAAAGAACGAACAGATACTGGACGCATCTATCTTGTGTTCATTGACAATGTCATGAATCAAGGACCATTTGATCCTGAGTATCATACAATTTACCAGAGTAACCTTTGCTGTGAAATTTTATTGCCAACAAAGGCATTCAAGAGACTTGACGACGAGGAAGGCCGCATCGCTTTATGCACTCTTGGTTCTATTAATTGGGGAGCCTTCCGTAATCCTGAAGATATGCGCCGTGCTTGTCGCATATTGCATCGTAGCCTTAACAACATTTTAGATTACCAAGATTTCTTAAGCATTCAATCTAAGTTAAGCAATGACGAGATCCGCCCATTGGGTATTGGTATTACTAACCTAGCATACTGGCACGCCAAACGTGGTATTAAGTATGGCGACAAAGATGCACTACACGAAGTCAAAACTTGGATGGAGCATCAAGCATACTATCTAACTGAAGCGTCAGTTGAGCTTGCCAAAGAACGTGGTGCATGTTTGCACAGCGATAAGACTCGTTATGGTCAAGGTGTATTCCCCTGGGAACTACGTGCCAATGGTGTAAACGAACTAACAGACTTTACACCAGAATTAGATTGGGAAACTCTACGAGCACAAATGAAACAGTATGGCGTGCGTAATGCTACACAAATGGCAGTTGCACCAGTTGAATCTAGTTCTGTTGTTATTAACTCTACTAACGGCATCGAAATGCCAATGAGTTTAATCAGTACAAAGGAGTCTAAAGCAGGTAGCTTCACACAAGTTGTTCCTGACTATAACAATGCAAAGGTTCGTAAAAATTATCAACTAATGTGGGAACAAAAAGATTGTGATGGATATCTAAAGACTGCATCAGTTATTGCAGCCTATGTCGACCAATCAATTTCTACAAACACATTCTATAATCCTGCACATTTCCCAGACCGTAAGGTGCCAACTACATTAATTGCTAAGAATTTGATGCAGGCACAGTTGTGGGGACTAAAGACTTTCTACTATTCGCTAATTAACAAACAAGGCGCTAAGGTGCAAGAAAAAGAAGTCGAGCAAACTAGCTACGCATTTAAAGAACAAGAAGAATTTTTAGAAGAAGACTGTGAGGCATGTAAACTATGAGCAAACAACAATATGATTTAACGTCGCAATCAAATTACTTACAACGTAAGATGTTTTTGGATCCAGCGGGTCCAGTAACCATTCAACGATTCGAAGAAGTAAAGTATCAGAAGATTACTGACTTTGAAACAACAGCCCGCGGGTTCTTTTGGGTGCCCGAGGAAGTTAGTTTAACTAAAGACGCACAGGATTTTAAAGATTCTAGTGATGCTATCAAGCACATCTTTACAAGTAATCTCTTAAGACAAACTGCTCTTGATAGCATTCAGGGTAGAGCGCCTAGTCAAATTTTTACTCCTGTTGTTAGTCTTCCAGAATTAGAAGCACTAATTTATAATTGGAGCTTCTTTGAAACAAACATCCACAGTCGTAGTTATAGCCACATTATTCGCAACATCTACAACGTGCCTAAAGAAGTGTTTAACACTATCCACGATACACAAGAGATTGTTGGAATGGCTAGTAGTGTTGGTCAATACTATGATGACTTGCATCAAATTAATTGCCAAAAGGAAATTGGAAGAGTTATACCTGAAGATGAACACATCAAGGCAATTTACTTGGCACTACATGCTAGCTATGCACTAGAAGCATTCCGCTTTATGGTATCGTTTGCCACAAGTCTTGCTATGGTCGAAAACAAGATCTTCATTGGCAACGGCAACATTATCAGTTTGATTTTACAAGATGAACTACTACACAAGGGCTGGACTGCTTTCTTAATTAACCAAGTAGTCAAGGAAGACCCTCGCTTTGCTAAAGCAAAGATTGAATGTGAAGCTGAAGTACGTAAAATTTATGAAGATGTAATTGCCGAAGAAAAGGCCTGGGCAGATTACTTGTTCAAGAAAGGCCCTGTCATTGGACTAAATGCAAACATTCTAAAAGAGTTTGTTGATTATACTGCTACCGATGCACTTAAAGCCATTGGCATTAGATACTGGGGACATGCACCAAAAACTACTCCGATTCCTTGGTTCAATAAGCATAGCGATACAAGTAAGAAGCAAACAGCACTACAGGAATCTGAATCAACTAGTTACGTAATTGGTGTTATGAGTGACTCAGTTGATTATGACGCATTGCCAGCACTATGAGTTTTACTGAACTTTACACCACCGAATGGTGCGATGCATGTAAAGTGGCAAAACAAAAACTAGAAGCCGCTGGCATTGAGTTTGAAACGGTAAATGTCGACGACGAAGATGCGCTACATAGAGCATTCGACGTATGGAAACATCGCCTAGGCTATAATCCAAATACCATTCCTCAATTTTGGTACAACGGAACATACATAGGCGGTAGTGCAAACATAGATAAATTTTTAAAGGAACAAAATGTTAATTGATGTCAAAAAAGATGGTGACGTTATCTCTCTAAAGATGAGCAGTGGCGAAGAACTAATTGGTTGCTTTGTTAGCGAAGATGCCAACAGCTACACTATTGACCGTCCCGTATGCTTAGGACAAGGTCCCAAAGGCGGCCCAGCACTTATGCCTTACTTGATGACAGTAAGTCCAGACCGCGCCCGTAATTTAAAGATTAACAAGGCATTGGTTGTTACAACAGCAAACACTGACAAAGAGCTTGCTGACCAATATACATCAGCGTTAAGCGGAATCCAATTGGCTCCTGCTGGAATGAAGCTGTAATGAGTAAACCTGTTCATAGATTAGGTGATCCAAATGACGACGGTGCAGTCGTGACTGAAGTTGCACAAGGTACTGTTTTTGCAAATAATATTCTTATTGCAATTGATGGTAGCCCTGTAGAGGAACACGGAATAGGTGAACATGATAGCCCTGTAACAGCAAATGGTAGTGCAACTGTTTTTATAGGCGGAATACCAGTAAATCGACAAGGTGACGCAGATAGTTGCGGGCATCCAAGAGCAGAAGGTAGTCCAAACGTAAACGTAGGGCCATAATTACAAATCTCCCATAAATACATGGGAGATTTTTTATGTGCAAAATGAAACCTACTGCTAATGCCGCCCGTAAGGTAACACCGTCTGGGGAAATTTACTACGACGATACACCCGAAGGCCATGCTGCGGCCGTTGAAGATATGCAAAAAACAATGGGCGGCGGAAATGTAGGCGAAAACAGGCAAGCCGACACAGGAAATCCTACACCAGCACCAGCACCACAACCAGACACTACAGATTGCTCAACATATACAGATGCAATGTGGGATAGTCCTTGTAGCAAGTATTTTAAGTTTTCCCAAATGAAGTACAAGCCGGTAGCAAATCCGGAAGCGAATTTAACCCCTGCTCAAATTGCTTGTAATTGGCAAAAGCTTTGCAGAAATATCTTAGACCCACTAGTTGATGCTGGTTTTAAAATAACAATTAGTTCTGGTTATCGTACACCAGCGTTTGATAAATCGCTTGGTGCAAAAAACAGCATTGGTGATCATCCATGCGGGCGTGCAGTTGACATTCAAATTTTAGGTCAAGGTGACCCTGCAGAAAAGGCCAAGGGTTTATTCAAGCACATCGGCAAAAATATGAATGGCTCTTTTAGTCAGTTAATATATGAAGGACGATGGGTTCATGCGGCACACGGCGGCAATAGTCCTGAAAGCGTTTCGGTACTAGTTGCAAGAAACGGTACTGCACCATATCAACAAGTTGGCGGTCGTAGTGGTAGTAGATTAGATCCAGATTTGAAGTGGGCATAAGTATTCTACTATGGCAGATATTCCAATTATTCCGGGTGTAAAAGTTGCAACCAAAGGCATCTTAAACAAACCACTCAAAGACATCATTTGTGCTATCCTATTTGGCGGCCTTGAAAATATGCTCAAGGGTAACCTTCTATGCGTACAAGCTGACATTGATGCATTGATTCAAGACAACTTTCCAGGTACACCGAGCATTAAAGATTTACAAGAAGAACTTAAAAATTTAAAAGATGAACTTAAGGCACTAGAAGAGTTATCAGGTCTTAAAGGTGGCCTTGACAGAGTAAACGCAGCCATTGCCGAAGTACAAAATTTATTAGCACTTGATGGTATGTGTAGAATTCCTTTAAAAGCACCTAAGATTCCTGACGTTATAGCAGAAGTAATCGACGCTGAGTTTGCTGAAGCAAATGCTATTCTTAAAGATATTGGTAGACTTGGTAAGCCAGAGTTATGTCTTTCTGGCAACGGTGGCCTTAACACAGGAAAATATAATCCGGAAAGTATTCTTGGCAGTATACAAAAACATCTTAATAAGATGGAAGACATTCCGGGGCAAAAATTAAACAACCTTAAGAAAAAGTTGCAAGGTGTTACTAAAGCGTTGAAGAAATCTATTAATAGGCAACTGTTCCCCGACTTTAGGCACAAACACAATTTAATGACAGGCAAGCCATATAAAGCTGGCGAGCCAGCAATGACACTTGCTCCTCCTCCACCTGCGGCTGCGATTGCGGCATTGGATCGTACATCAGCTGATTACCCACCAGCATCCACACCTAATTTAAAAACTGCTACTGCTACTGCAACAGCGTTGGTGTCTAACTTATCTAAGACAGCAAGTTATCCTGCTGATGTTAATGGTATCAGATATCAAAATATTTGGCCTGGTTTAGTTGGACCCGAACTTTATGGTTTGGCTGTAACAGCATTAACACCCCAGGATCCTTTATTCACGCAACAAGATCCAATTTACGATTATTGCGGAAAGCTAGTTGGCTACACTTCAACAGTTATTACAGGAGACCCGACTGCCGCTGGCGGCGACCCTGCACTTGATGCAGAACCTGCACCACCTCTAACAAACTTTAATTTTGTCTGGATAGCAGATAGAAACTGCTGGGGTGTGACAGGTATCTCTAGCGAGCAAATTGTTAACGGAGTTAAAGACATCTACTT